AATGGGTCATAACATGATTAAGAAAACACAAACAAGATTAACAGATGAGAGAAACAGTTTCAAACCTTTCAATTATCCTTGGGCATATGATGCATGGTTGAAGCATGAACAATCACATTGGTTACACACAGAAGTTCCAATGGCAGAAGATGTTAAAGATTGGAAAAAGAAGTTGTCAACCGAAGAAAAGCAATTTCTAACACACATCTTTCGTTTCTTCACACAAGGCGACATTGATGTGGCAGGTGGGTATGTTAAGAATTATCTGCCACATTTTCCACAACCAGAAGTTCGTATGATGTTGATGGGTTTCGCTGCAAGAGAAGCACTTCATGTGGCCGCATATAGTCATTTGATTGAAACACTTGGATTACCAGAAACAACATACAACCAATTCTTAGATTATCAGGAGATGAAAGATAAACATGATTATGTTTTGGATATCTCTAATACGAATGGTGACCTCTCTAGTACTGCTACTCACATTGCTGTTTTTTCCGCTTTTACCGAAGGTATGCAGCTTTTTAGTTCTTTTATCATGTTGCTTAATTTTCCACGCCACGGTAAAATGAAGGGCATGGGTCAGATTGTAACTTGGTCTATCGTTGATGAAACAATGCATGCCGAGTCTATGATTAAGTTGTTCCGTACATACATTGAAGAAAATAAAGAAATCTGGAATGATGAACTTAAAGGTAAGATATATACAATTGCTGAGAAGATGGTTCAATTAGAAGATAAGTTTATTGATTTAGCATTTAGTATGCAAGCTATAGAAGGTCTAACCAATGCTGATGTTAAACAATACATTCGTTATATTGCTGACCGTAGACTTATTAGTCTTGGCCTAAAAGGCATCTTTAAAGTGAAGAAGAACCCATTACCTTGGGTTGAAGAAATGATTAATGCACCAACACATACCAATTTCTTTGAGAATCGTGCTACCGACTATGCTAAGGGTGCGTTGTCGGGTAATTGGGGTGATGTTTGGGCTAAAGCAGCTTAAAGGAAGAAAATGGGAACAAAAACAATAACAGCAGAATGTTTAAACTGTGAATCGAGCTATGATATGATTTATATGGAAGAATTAGTATCGGAAGAATATCCGGAGTTTTGCCCATTTTGTGGTGAGACAATAGAATCATTAACCGAAGAAGAAGAAGATAATGAAGATGATGATTCCGATGAAGACAAATGGGAATAAACTGGACACATAAAAGTGAAGATTTTACAGAAGATTTAATTGGTGACAATTACGGTTTTGTGTATATTATAACAAATCAAGTTACCAATAAAAAATACATTGGTAAGAAATTCTTTTATTCATCAAAAACAAAACAAGTGAAAGGTAAGAAGAAAAAATTCAAAGTTTCTTCGGACTGGCAAACTTACTATGGTAGCAATGAGGAATTGAAAAAAGATGTTATAATGCATGGCCAAGATTTGTTTAGCCGAGAAATCATACATCTGTGTAAAAGTAAAGGTGAATGTGGTTATCTTGAAGCTAAAGAACAATTTGTTCACGGTGCTTTAGAAACAGATAACTATTACAATTCTTGGATTATGGTAAGAGTAAGAAAGTCACACATTAAAGGTTTGCAATGTTAGAGTACTTGAAAGATATTGAGGAATATGATGCTTTGTTTTTCATGCCTCATCCAGATGTGGACATACACATCCAATCAAATAGATACAAAAATCCTGGAACACCAATAGATGTTAGCTCTATTGGACCAAGTTGGCACGTTTTGTTGTTTACCTGCAACGAAGATACCGACACACTGGAAAACTTGGATGCATTTGATGCCGTACTGAGTGATCCTAGAGAGTATATCTCAACATTAATACCACAAGGTTGGTTTGGTATAGTTGCCAAGAAAACAACCACATCCAATTCTTTTATGTCTGATGCGCTTGACAAAATTAAGAGTTTGATGTAAAATAGAATCTTTGAAACTGAAAGTATAGTATGATTCTTGTTGACCTTAACCAGGTATTGTTGGCCGGACTGATGGCACAAATTGCCAGTCAAAAAGGTGTTAAATTAGAAGAAGGTCTTATCAGACATATGGTCCTGAACATCATCAGGACGCACCTAAAGACATTCCGTAAAGAATATGGTGAAGTTGTACTCTGTAGTGACAACCGCAAATACTGGCGCAAGGAGTTTTTTCCTTTCTACAAGGCCGGCCGTAAAAAGACAAGAGAAAAATCAGACCTTGATTGGCACATGATTTTTGACATGCTTGCAAAATTCAAACAAGAGTTGCGTGACAATTTCCCCTACAAAGTTGTTGATGTTGAGGGAGCAGAAGCGGATGATATCATTGGTACACTTGTACCTCGCCATATCATGCACGAAAACCTCCTAATCATTTCAAGTGATGGTGATTTTCTACAATTACAGATGTATAATGGTAGAAGTGAATTTACTGTCAAGCAATATAATCCTGCACAAAAGAAATTTCTCATTTCGGAAAATCCAATAGCCGAATTGAAAGAAAAAATCATCCGTGGAGATAAAGGTGACGGCATACCGAATGTGTTATCAGTATCGGATTGTTTTGTGCGTGATATTCGTCAAACACCAATCAACAAAGGTAAACTTGATAAATTGATGGAAAAAGATTATGGTCTATGGGAAGATGAAAATGCTAGAATTGGTTTTTCTCGTAACCAGACACTCATCGACCTCAGAAATATACCAGGCGATATCAAAGAGAAAATCATAAATACTTATGAAGAAACTAAACCAGCACCCAAAGGTAAAATTTTGGATTATTTAATTGCCAACAAACTGAAAAGTTTAATTGATGTTATTGAGGAATTTTAATGAAACCGTTGTATGAAATATTTGACGCAATTGATGATGCTCTAAGTAGAAAAGAGAGAATGGACATAATTAGCCAAAATTTGTCACAACCACTAGTTGATGTTTTCAAGTTAACATATCATCCAGATTTTCAATGGAAGATAAAAGAAATACCTGAAAATTATAAAGTGCCAACTGATATGTTACCTGGTATCACGCATGATAGTCTAGCACACCAGCTGCGTAGATTGTATATGTTTCAAGAAGGCAATCCAATGGCCGAAACATTGACAGATAGAAGAAGAAATGAACTACTGATTCAAATGTTGGAATCAATCGAACCAAGAGAAGCGGAAATCTTATTGGGTATATTCCAAAAAGATTTGGGAGTAAAAGGTATTAACTATAAATTTGTAAAAGAGGCATTTCCAGACCTTCTACCATAATGGACAGAGAAAAAATAATTGTCATATCCGGTGAATTTGATCCTCCTTCTTATAATGAATTTAAATTATTAAAAAAATGCAAGTCAATGTGTGATTGGCTTGTTGTTGGCGTACATTCTGATGCTTACATGAAGTTACTCAGAAATGGCTATAAAAACACACTCGACCAAAGGAAAGAAGTAGTAGGAAGTTTTCCATTTGTTGATGAAGTGTTCTCATATAATGATAAAGATGGAACATCATGCAATTTGTTGAAATTAATAAAAATATGTTACCCAATGTCGAATATAATCTATGTGTCGCAAACAGACATAACAAATATGCCAGAATCTCGTATTCGTGGCATAACCTTTGAGACTATTAAATAAGGAGTTAAATTAAAGTGTCAAAATTTTCCGGTAAGTTTCGCAATTACGATGATGATGAGAATGCAAATTTTCAACCAAGAAAAAAGAAAAGGGATCAACAAAAAACCACAAGAAGTAAATCTAATTATGATGATTATGATTATTTCATGGGTAATGAGGACTATCAAAAATCTGGTAGAAGAAAAGCAAAACAATTCTAGTGTTGTTTTTGTGCAACACACATATTGACAAATACCTTGAATAGTGTATAATACACTTATTCGTTGGAGAAATTTTATGATGTTCTATGTACGTTCACCTAAGTCCAAGGCCAAAAAAGTGCCTAAGGCTAAGCTCGAGCAATACGAAAAATGGTTGGAATCACACCAACCAACAAAACCACTTAAAATCCAAAAAACCAACAATACATTGTCTTATAAGCTGTCAACACCTGTTGGCCGTGAAACCAAGCAATACAAATCGTTAAATACTGGTGAAGTTGGTGCAACCAAAGCTGATCCAAAGGTTTATACTGGCACAAACATGCTGGGTATTGCAACAATGCATAAATCCAACGCTGTTCCCGTGTTTAACACTGAAGCAGCTGTAGAAATTTCAAACATGAGGCGCTAAAATGAGTAAAAAACTGAGTTTTGTTGTAAAATTGCAACGACCGGTGTGTCGAACACCAATCAAGCCTGTGCAAGCGCATAAAAATGTCGCAAAATACAGTCGTAAAAATGATAAAAAGACAATTTTGTCGCAAATCACTGAGCTAGGAGCATAAAATGTCGCAAATCACTGAGCCAAAACAAGAACCGATTGAATGGCAACCTTTGGATAAAGTTGTACGTGAGTGGGCAGTCATGTCCCAATTCGAAAATGACCAAGATTGGTACAATAAACTGAAGGAACAGTGCGAATGAGCAAAATTTACAACTACGAAGAAATTTTCGAAGAAATACCTGGCGATCCTGACAACATTTTGCTAAAATTTCCACCGGAAATGTTGGAACAAACCGGTTGGAAAGAAGGCGACACTATAAACATTAAAATTGTTAACGGAAGTTTACATATTTCAAAAAATGATGTTGCAGAAAAACAACTCAGCCTTGATTTTTGATTGATAGTGTGATATAATAGAGTTATCACACAGGAGTTTTCATGGAATTGATTGAATCTAAATCGTTGCTGGCCAAATTGATGGCTACAGAGAATCTAACGATTGAACAGCGCCCGGTACAAACAGCATCCTTTGATGTTCGTAACCGTGTTTTGGTTGTACCCATCCTCGACAAAAATATTTCAAATGAAATTTATGATTTATTCATGGGACACGAAGTTGGTCATGCTCTTTACACTCCGATGGAGGGTATGCTTAAAGTAAGAAAGCTAAAATTAAATAGTGATGTTGCCAATGTGGTTGAAGATTCCCGCATTGAACGCAAAATCAAATACAAATATCCTGGCCTCAAAAATTCTTTTGCAAGAGCTTATAAAGAGCTCTTTGAAAAAGATTTCTTTGGTGTTAAAGATTCTGACCTAAACAAATTAAATTTACTTGATAGGATTAACCTTCACTGCAAAGGCGGAGCTGGATTGCGTATTCAGTTTAATGATATTGAACGTGGTCTGGTTGGAGAAGTTGAAACAACTGAAACCTATGATGAAGTAATTAAAGTAACCAAGAAAATTATCGATTACATGAAAATGCAAATCGAAGAAGAAGAAAAACTAAGAATCAAATCAGATGAAGATGGTGATGAATATGATGATGAATCTGATATGTCAGAGGAAGAAATGGGCTTTGGTTCCGACTATGATGAGGACTATGAAGATTTCGATGGCAATAGTGAATCTGAGGTAAACGTAAACGAAGACGGAGAACAAGTACCAGCTTCTGGTTCAAAATCCGGAAAAAGTTTGGATGAAAAACTTGAAGAAAAAATCAAGTCACATACTAGTGAAGCATTTCGCCAAAACGAAAAGAAGTTATTTGAATCTAAACCTGGAACTTATGCATACGTAAATGTTCCACAATTAGATACAAAATATATTTTTGACCATAAAGAATTGTGGAAAAAATACAAAGAAGAGGACCATAAGGTTTGCACAGAATCTTATATAAAAATTCGAAATGAAAGTAACAAAGTTGTTTCTTATCTTGTTAAAGAATTTGAAATGCGTAAGAACGCAGACCAGTTAAAACGTGCTTCTGTTGCAAAGACTGGTGACTTGAATATGAAGAAAATCTTTTCATATCAATTCAACGAAGATATCTTCAAAAAGATTACAGTTGTACCTGGTGGAAAATCTCATGGTCTTGTGATGTTCCTTGACTGGTCAGGTTCAATGGTTGAACACATTGGTAATACTGTTAAACAGTTAATTAATCTTGTGTTGTTTTGCAAGAAGGTTAATATACCATATGAAGTATATGCTTTTATTGAAGATTCTGCTGGTAAGCATTACGTAAGACAAAAAGCTGTAAAAGGAGACCTCTATTTGAGAGGTTTTGGATTATGCAATTTGTTGTCTAGTAGAATGTCTAGTTCGGAATTTACTTATGCAGCTTCTGGTCTTGTGTATATGTCAGGGCTTTCGAAAAATTATAATAGACCTGGCCACACTCCACATTGGTTGAGTTTATCTGGAACACCATTGAATGAAGCAATCATTTATTCAATGACAATTGTTCCAGAGTTCCAGAAAAAATATAAATTGCAAATTGTTAACACAATCTTTTTGACAGATGGTGAAGGACACAATTTGCGTGAAGTGTATGATGATAATGGTTATAATTATATGATGCCGAAAGCCATCAAAGCAGAAACTTTGGTTATTCGTGATCCAATCACCAAGAACCAGGAATCTGTTGACCTAAAATCTTATGCATATGATGCACAATCTAAAGCATTGATAAAATTGTTAAGAGCTAGAACCAACTCTAATGTAATTGGTTTCTATATTATCAGTGGTCGTGATTTTGGCCGCAAAGTGCAACAATGGTTCCCGAAACAAAATAATCACGAATCATTAAAATTAGATTTCCGTAAAAACAAATTTATGGTACTACAGAATAGTGGGTATGATGAATATTATATTCTCCGTTCTGGCGGCCTAGATACGGAAGAAGATGCAACTTTTGAGGTTAAAGAAAATTCTACAATCAAAGGAATTGCATCCGCTTTTGCGAAACACAATGTTAACCGAATTGGTAGCCGTGTGGTATTAAATCGCTTCATTAAACTAGTAGCTTAAAAGGAATTAAAATGACTATGTATTCAGAATTTGTTAACGTTGACAGAAAAGCAACACTCACTCGTTTAGA